AGGAATGTAAAGATTATCTGGCGTCTTATCAATATTAATTGGTATTGTAAATGCTTCTTCTTTAAAGTTACCCAATGGACCTTCAGCTCTAACAACATATGATACTGACAATGGTCCTCTATCAGTGTATGGTATTGTTGTAGTATATGTATCAGTATTATCTGTAGCACCGAGAACAGCACTCGTATTAGTATCTAAACTAACAGCAGCACCTGTTGTGGGTCCAACAAAATCATAATTATATGTTGGTGTTACAGTTACTGAAACTGTAGCATACTTAGTAGTGACTTCAATATTTCCATTGAAACCATAAATTAACTCATCTGGATAATCTACAGAGAGTTCTACTGGTTGATATACTGTAACTGATGTGCTTCCAGTATCTTCCCCACCGACACCATAAACTCTTCCCGTGTATATCGTAGTATCAGTAGGAGATACGTTGGAAAAACTGGTTACATTAAGATTAGTCAACCCACCTGCCAACCATTCTAAAGCAGGACTCCAATTTAAAGCACCATTATCACCACTAACAGACCAAGAAATTTGAGCAGAATCTCCCAAAAGCATTTCTGTTTTGTTGGTAGAAATATTGAATATGGGTGGAACATAAACAGTGACGCTAACTGGTGCTGTTTTAGTGATACCATATCCACTAGCAGTTAACGTGTAGGTAGTAGAATTGGTAGGACAGACCGTCGTGCTTCCATCAACACTAACGTTTCCAACACCATTATCAATACTGACACTTTGAGCAAATGTAGTTCCCCACGATAAAGTAGTACACTCCCCACGTTTAAATGCTGTAGGACTTGCCGAAAAACTATCAATACTAGGATCCGCTAAAAGATAAGTTACAGTTCCAAATCCATTTCCAAAGTGCTGTGTTCCTGTATTGCTAGTAAAACTACAATAACTCGAATCAAATGCAGAATATCCACCGTCACCAGATTGACCGCCTCTGTTGTTATCATACCCCTCATATCCTCCAGGGCGTCCAGGAGCTCCAGCGCCACCGCCACCGCCGCCTCCACCGTCATTAGGACAAGAGGCACCAACACCACCACCAGAAATAGAATTTATATTTCCAGAATACATTCCTCTACCATAGGTTCCAGCGGGAGAATCAGTAGCACTGCGGTTCAACGAAGCACCTCCACCACCACCACCTCCAGCTACGCAAGCGACATATCCATTCTTTACACTATCGTATATGGCAGAGCATCCTCCTCCACCTCCACCGCCGCCAGAACATCCACTAGGTCCAGTAGCACCACCAATACCACCAACAGCAGGACCACCAAAACCAGATGCTCCTCTTCCACCACCACCAACACATCCAAATCCATTGCCACCCTGTGATCCTACAGAAATGGTTAACGTCCTAGCAACAAATTGTGGAAAATAAAATACTGCTTTTCTCCCTCCACCTCCTGGTCTAGGACTTCCACCAGCATCTGTTCCTCCTTGACCACCACTACCACCAGCCAATTCAACTACAATGCTATAAGCATTTTCTGGTATATTTACATTAGTATTCCCTACACCACAGTTAACAGTAGGCATCAGATACTCCTTACGTTTTTAAACCCACCCTCATCATTTATCTGTACTTGAACGGGTTGGTCTGCTTTAATTTCTACTTTGATATCAATATCATCAATTAATATTAATTCAGACAAGACTTCAACTTCTGGAGTAACAACTGGTGTCTGATCTTTAAGTAATTCGTCACTTTCAGGAATATTTAGATTTTCTGGAGTTATGTCAACAATAATGGGTATAGTAAACGTTTCTTCTTGGAAGTTACCTAATGGTCCTTCAGCTCTAACAAGATAATCAACGCTTAAAGGTCCTCTATCAGTGTATGGTATCACTGTAGTGTAAGTATTAACCACCTGAGAATCTCCAAGTTCAGCACTACTATTAGCAGTTAAGTTTGTAGCGCCTGGTGAAGTAGATCCAACAAAATCATAATTGTACGTTGGTGTTATAGTTACAGAGTCACTAGCATATTTTGTTATAATTTCGATTGTCCCTTGATTTCCATATGGTAAGTTGAAAGGATAATTTACCGACAATTCTACTGGTTGATATACTGTAACTGTTACACTATTTGTGTCTTCCCCACCAATACCAGAAAGTTTTCCAGTATATGTTGTAGTATCGGTAGGAGATACATCTTCATAACTAGTTAAGTTACCATTAGTAATTCCTCCTGCTAACCATGTCAGAGTTGGAGTCCAGTTAAGAGGACCACCATCGCCACTAGCACTCCAACTAATTCTAGCTGTATCACCAAGAAGTATCGCAGCTTTGTTAGTAGAAATAACAAATACTGGAAGAACTAAGACAGTAATAGTAATATCTCTGGTTGTGGTTCCAGCAGGACCAGTTGCTGCTAAACTATATGTTGTAGTTACTGTTGGAGATACAACAGCAGTGCTTACATAATCCGTAAAACTATTAGATGCAGGTTCAACAACACCAGGACTTAGAGTCATTTGATTAACATCACCAAATACAGCCCAAGATAAAGTAACTGACTCACCCTGCTTAATTACAATATTGTTGGTGTTGCCATCAGAATCTTCCGCTGTAAAATTAGCACTAGGAGGTAAATATTGAATGTGTCCTTCAATATATCTTTCGCCAGAAGCACTAAGACTTAATACGATTTCAATACCAGCATTAGCACATCGTTGTAAGAAATAATCATAAGATGCTTGTACTGTTGCTAGAGTCATTGAACCAGATACATCAATCCAAATAGAAACAATTGTTCCATATGGAAGATTACCAAAATTACAAATATCAAACCAATCAGATCTGGATCCAGCATTTCCGCCATCTCTGTTTACTCTGATAGGTCCAAAAGCATTTGAATCTGATGGAAAATCTGTAGGAACATCAACACCACTCTGCCCAGATGCTTGTGGATCTAAAAGATAAAATGTTCTATATGGAAACGCTGTTCTAAATCCTCTGCGATTATTTGTTGTACCACCAATAACTGCGCTTCCATTCCAGATGGAATTCAATAAACTCTGATTATTATATGCGCTGTTATTAGTTTCATCGATAACAGACACACAAGTTACAAGTTTCGCAAAATCTGCTTCTGTAATTGCCACTAGATACTCCTTACTTTTTTGAACCCACCTGCATCATTTATCTGAACTTCAACTGGATAATTTGACTGAATTTCCACTGGTATATCTATGCCATCTACTAGCAATAATTGAGATACAACATCAGCATCTGGAGTTGTAAATACAGGATCTTGATCCTTGAATGTATCTTCTGTTTCTGGGATACCCATGTTTTCTGGTTCCCTATCAATTACCACAGTAGTAGATTTCATTGGAGAAACAACTGTTCCACCTTCCCCTTCTGCTGTTAGCACATAAGTTATTTCAGCTGGACCCCAAGTATCCCAAGCTGGTGTGAATGGAACTGGTCCTTCTACTCCACCATTACTACTCTTAACCACAGTTTGAGTATCATCACCTGTTTCTTCCGCAGAAGCAGAAGCAGGAATGTTTATTGTAGTTGCTAGTTCTGGTGGATTATCTCTCTTCGGTCCATCTTCCCAAGAATAATAAATCTCTATCTTTGAACTTGTATTAGCATATTTTACTTCCCATTCAATTTGACCAGAACTATTATAATTCATGGTCTCAGTAACATCAAATATAGTGATAACAGGTGCCTGTAATACAGTAATCGTTATAGAAGCTTCTGGATTGAATGAAACCAAATCACTTATACCAGTATTATATCCTTCAGCAGTATATGTTGTTGTTTGTGTGGGTGATACATTAGAAGAACTGTTTATGTTTCCATTAGTAATATCACCATTAAATGGCCATCTAATGGCATTAATATCCCCAGCACTACTCCAAGTTAGTGTAGCAGTAGGATCAGATGGTTTTAATATAAGTTTGTTAGTAGAAAGATAAACTTGGGGGTAGATGGTTTGTACTACCCTAATTTCTCCCTGTTTACCATTATTACTATTGGTTCCACCACGATCTCCTCTAGCACCAATTTTTGCCTGAAATGTTTCTCCAGGTGCATATGTAACAGAATCAATTAATGATTGACGTGGGAATATTCCCTCCACAGCACTAGCACCACCACCGCCTTTTCCTGTAGCGCCTGGTTTAGTTCCAGTAGCACTAATAGAAAATCCTCTAATATATGTGTTACCGCCACCACTGGTTTGAAACCACAATGTAACACCACTAGCAGTTTTATTAGCGGATCCCTGAAAACTATATGGCGATCCACCAACACTTCCACCCGCTGCTTGGTTAATAGTTACCGATACACTTAAACTATAAGAACTACTAGCAAATGGATCATTAAAAGTTACACCATAACTTTTTCCAAATGGTGGTAAGTAACCATTTTGCCCTTCAGCAGTTGGATTTAAGTAAGAAAGAGTAATGTCATCACTAACTGAGGTGAATAAATGCACATTAGTCGCATTATTAAAGATATGTGTTGATGTTGATGTATAAGTAGCACTTCCGCTAGATCCATTACCACCATTATTTCTTTCTCCATCAATCAATCCACCAAGTCCACCAGAATTTAATCCTCCATCAGCAGCTGCTACAGTAGGAAAAATAATAGTTTGTCCAGTAACTGTTGACCAATCAAAAGTTTGAGTTGTTGTACCAGCAGATCCACCTAAATTTTTTCCACCAATACCGCCACCCTCACCACCACCCAAAGAAAATCCCAAGAAAGAAGTTTCTCCTCCACTGGTGCCTGCGGTTCTTGCCAACGTAGATGTTACAATATTCTCACCGCCGCCACTAGCTCCATAGGCTTTAAAATATAAACTATAGACATATGGATCTATAGTAAAATTTGATGTAGTGGTTATATCTGTAGTTTGTGGCATTTAGAACTTAATTATATACTGAACAAGAATAAATGGTGTTACTAATTGATCTATTTTCTCTTCATCTGATATATCAACATCAACTGTCGCAGTAACTCCAGTCATATCAATATCTTGCTGAGCATATGAATAAGTAAAGTTGTGGGTATATGTTGTAGGTCTCGTAATTCTGTGATCGTGAATCGATTCTCTACCACCATCACCAGTAAAATCAATCTGGTTTCCAGCTCCACTGTTTCCAATAGATTGTCCAGAATCTTTACCACCTTCTCCACCCACTTGATGGATAGTAGAATAATTCAAATATGCTTGATTAGAATTATGCAAGTGACCTTGGAAATTTTCAATACTTAACTCAGTATTTGAAGTATTTCTGTCTAGAGTATATCTCGGACTTCCTAACATATTAAGAGTACCACTAGCAGTAACACGTGCATTACCTAAGAATGTTGTGGTTAATTTATCAGCTTCATTACAAATAACCTCAATCTGAGGACCAACTCTGTTGGTGACAGTAGTTACAACACCCTCTCTATCAACAAAATCATTATTATATGTTCCAGATCCTCTACCACCAATAATTACTTTCGATCCTAGGTCTGGTAGTTGAAACTGTCCCAAATCTCCAGTAAGTGCGTCAGCATTTCTTACATTTGATGCATCTCTCTTAAATCTACACTCATCTCCAACTCCAATAACTCTAGATAGTGCCAAAAAATCTCTAGCACTAAGTACAGATCCATCGCATTTTAGATATCCTGCTGGAATATCATCTTTAAATGCTGCCGTGGTTGGATCATTAGTAGTAGAAATTCCAGGTGTTGTGTGTATAATGATACTTCCAACACAACCGCCGTATTTTGATCTTTCGTATGTGTAATTTGCCATTTTAGTATGCTCTGATGATGTATATACAGGTCATCGATGGTTGACTAGTGTTCATACTAATAGACAACACTGCTGCGTTCGATGCGTTATCGAGATTTGTAGTAGCAGGAATGTTAACGTCAGCAACCAATCTAGATTGTGGTTTTAAACTGCTCTGATCATATACAATTGTGAGTGGTTCATGATCATGAGCATCAACGTTTGCCTGAGCAGCAGTTCCAGTATCAGTTACAAAACTAGATCCAGGATTACTCAGCAAGGTGCCATAGTTTCCAGCAGCAGTTGCGTCTTGATAATAATTAGTAAACCCTGATGGAATTTCAGTATCACCACCACCCTGAGCAAAAGGAATTGTATTTGCTCCAGTGCCTCCCCAAACAGGATATGAAAAATTAGGTTTAGTAGCAAGAGAAGTTGCAACAACTCTCTGTGGTGATAAGTTGACTGGAGGATTTTCTCCAGAACATCTCATCACAGTTCTTCCATCATCACCAGATCCAAATCCACTAAAACTTCCAAAAGATCCCCATGCGCTAGAATCGTCTAATTCAACACTGCCTTTAGTAAATCCTTTAATGCCCAATCTAACGTCGTCAACTAATCCATCATCAAAACGAGCACCAAAAACAACAGTTGCTTGGTCATAACCAGCATATGTAAACGTTGCTGTGATGTTATCATATGGAATAACACCCTTTCCTGGTCTCTTGTTAGCATCTGTAGCAGCACCAGACTCTAACGCCCCAGCAAGACTTTCATAAACACCACTGTGACCATGACTTCTGATATGAGTATGTCCTAGTTTTCTACCGCCAATAAAAATTGATTTTTCACCTTCACCGTCAATAATGGTGTTACCAGCAATATTTCCACTGTAACCAGTTCTTTCATTTAATGAAAAAATAACATCAGTGTTTACATTATTCCAAGCAGTGTTAATACCATTATCAGTATTTGGTCCAATATATGGAGAGATTATATTACCAGCATCAGGATCATTATCTCTAACATCTGGCAAAGTACCAAAATAAGATTGCTCGATATCCATGAGCATTTTACCACTGACCAAATCTGGAAGAGTAAAATTACCAGTATATGCTGGAAATGCTCCTCCTAAATTGGTAGTTCCAGCATTATAAGTATCCCCAATTGCTTGTACAAGTAAGGGATACTCATTTGCTGGTGGTGTGGTGCCATCACAAATAATCCAACCTTTTGGTATTTGACTAAGTGGTCCAGACCATGGCATGATGGTGCCGATAACGGCACCCTTCATGGTTCGTGTCTCTTGATAGAAAGGCATCTCTTATACGTCCATTAAGTACCAGCCCGAGAGGGATGATGGTACGCCAGGTTGTCCACCAGGCGCAGATGTTCCAGCATAAACCAGTCCAAATGAAGCGTTAGGTGTTTGTACAACTAATTCACCACCATTGTATCCAGCAGTTTCGGAAGGTTGAACACCTGACAATAGAGATAATCCAGTATTTGTAGATTCACCCTGAACTTTCGTATTATCCTGTGCTCTAACGATCATTGTCTGATTATATGTTAGACTACCACTTATATCTATAATACGAATCATATCGCCCATCTGAGGATTAGGTGGCAATCTCAAGAGAGTATTGCCAGTAACATTAACAAAGTAATTAACATTAGCTGCCATAGTGAACGCGGTGTCACCAATGTACAACCACTTTCTACCGCCAGTATTAGTGATGTAGTTTTCAATTTGAGCAACCTTCAGAGCTCCATCATCAGATACTTGGAAGATGCTGTTTCCATCAGTGTTTGTAATTTCAAACTTAGAATCAATAGCACCTCTACCAACTCCTTCTTGGAACTCAAGGTTAATTCCTCCATCAATATCAAGTGATCCACCGAAAGTAGAAACACCAGTACCTAGAGCAGAGAATGAACCATATACAGTAAAGTCACCCG